GTCGCTCTTTGGGTTTCGCTCTAAGAAGATTCGCACGCGGTAAATTCGCCCTAGGCGGGTAAATGTGGGCTTGACGGGGCCAAACACGATAAATATACTGCCAGAGTGGCCGTTTTAGCAGCAGTTTTAGCAGCAGTTTTGGGCGCTATCAGTATCGTTCTAGCTAGCGTCATCTACATTCAGGCCCTAAAAATGCAAGATATGCGCAGGAAAACCGATATACAAGTGCAATCCGCGCAGAAAACAACTCGTGTTCTAGTCGAATTGTTGCAAAATCCTGCGCCTCAGACTCCGCCAGACCGTCTAATAGAATCAATTGGGGTTGCGCTCACCAAAATAGTCACAGGCGGAGAAATTAAATCGACGGTAGAAGGACAGCTCGAGGACGATAAAACCTCTGAGCATTACTTTCCTGATGTGGAGTTTGATGAATGGTTGGGGAACGAGGGAATTCCGCCGACGCCGGGATGGTGGTCGCCACCCAAGAGTATACCGAACAGCGGCGAGAACAACGAGAACGCGACCTAAAGCAGCGAGACGACGAGTTTAACCTTGCCGGTCAGAGCGAACATGTACCGTTCACAGGTGTAAGGTATGTTGCGCTGGTAGATCCGCGATCCATTCGGTTCACTAGAGCAGGAGATATGGTAGTTGGGTTCACGATCCCTGCCAGATATGTAGATTCTGTTATCCAGTTGCGGGCTGCAATGCGAGTACCTGTCATTCTGGACATTCAGCCTTACCGCCCTAACGCCGTAGAGAGAGCTAATGGAGCAGAACGTTGAAGTAATTATCAAAGAAACGATCACTGAGCACGTTAACGTCGATAAGCAACTCAGTGAACGAGTGAAACAGTTGGTGGCTAAGGCTTTGGACGAAGTGGAGGACGTCCTAGACTTTGGGACGGCAGACGCCAAGCAGGCAATTATTCGTACGCTGCTCACTGCGTCCACTCGTCAGCTAGGTAAGGACTTCACAACTACCGAGAATGAAGCTAGACTCGCCCTAGAACGACTGTTTGAGGGTCAACGTATCCTACCAACGGACCAACCTAATGTCGTTGAACTTGCGCCCGCTACTCCGCGAATTGACGATTCAGACGAAGGGGCTGACCACTGAACGCTTCCCTATCGACTCCGACTTCGCCTGGGCACAACGCAACTTCGTTGATACAATCGAAGGCGAATATAATGCTGGTAGGCCCGTGCGTCTCATCGTTCTCAAAGCACGCCAGCTTGGTATTAGTACCGCAACCGAAGGAATCATCTTCAACTGGTCGTTCATCCATCATGGTACGAACGGACTGGTAATTGCCCACGAAAACGAAGCTTCTGGTGGTCTATTCGAGAAAACTAAAATGTATTGGGATACGTGGCCGTTCCGACCTCTCTACACGTTAAAGTATGCAACTAGGCGTGAACTGTCGTGGGTGGAGACTAGAAGCCATATTAAGGTTGCGACCGCTAAGAATGTTGCCTCTGGCCGCGGGTCTACGCTACATGCCGTCCACGCCTCCGAATGTGCGTTCTACCCGGACCCTGAGACGCTCATGGTTGGTCTCAATCAGACGATCCCGAATAAACACGGGACTATTGTTGTGCTGGAATCGACCGCGAATGGTGTGGGAAACTGGTTCCACAAAACGTGGATTGAGGCAGAAGAAGGTGCGAGTGAATACGTCCCCGTATTCTACCCCTGGTATTTACATCCCGAGTACGCCACTCCCACAACCCTACACATACGTTCCGAACTAGACCCCGACGAACGCCAACTTCTCAAACTAGGCGCATCGTTTGAGAATTTACAGTGGCGGCGTTGGGCTATCGTCAACCGGGCGAACGGCGACCTCGACTACTTCATGCAGGAATACCCTGCGACCGCCGAAGAAGCGTTCATCACTACCGGCCGCCCCATCTTCTCATTCACGTGTCTTCGCGAATGTTTCGACAAGGCTCGCGGTTTTCGTGGTATCCTCCACGACTTGCAGAACGGCCGAGTAAAATTCGTCTTAGAATCATCTGGTAATTTCGTTGTTTATAAGCAGCCGGCGCCCGGCGACGATCGCAACGACCGATATTTCGTGACGGGTGATCCGTCCTATGCTGTCGAAGGTGACCCTTCCTGCATCCAAGTTATTAACCGTAAGACGTTCGAGCAGGTAGCTGTGTGGCATGGGCGCTGCGATCCAATGACTCTCGGCGACGAAATGATCCGCATAGGCAAATTCTACAACAACGCTATGTTGTGTCCTGAGGTTGAGGGTGGCGGTCAAGCGACAGTCGCGACGATCATTAACCGCGGCTATCCGAACATTTGGATGCACCGCAACCCTGACCGTGTACCTCGTGGTTTCAATGCTTACGGCTGGTCAACGAACTGGCAAAGGAAATCGTGGTGTATCGGCACGCTATCCCGCATGGTTATCGACCGCTCGCTCAAAGTTCACGACCAGATCACGTACGATCAACTACGTGATTATGTGGTTCGCCCTAATGGCGATTGGGGTAATTCTAATCCTGACATTCACGATGATGCTGTTATGGCTCTTGCGATTGCTGTTACTGCAAGTCGTGCCGACGGCCCGTTCGTAGAAACGTCCGAACAGCGTACCACCATACATGATATAACCGACGAGATGGTTGACGAACAGATGAGGTTCGCCTAGTGTGGTACGAGTACCGTTGTGTCAATTGCAGGGACATTTATGAGACGCAACGCTTCTCGAAGCTCGGACGAACGCTTGATGAAGTTTGCGGCGGCTGCGGCGGCGACCTCGTACGAATTGTCTCTAGTCCACAGGTTACACCGTCTGCACCCGACGCGTACTGGAACTACACAACCGGGTCAGTCGTCACGTCCAGTCGAGACTTCGAGCGACAACTCAAACTTGGCGCCGAACGAATGTCAGAACGATTAGGGTATGAGCAACACTTTACACCCGTCTATCCGTCTGAAAAGAACGCGTATACAGAATCGACTGCCAATAACGACGGTGCCCACGGGGAATCAATCGAGAAATACTCGCGAATACATAACGTCACGAACTCGAGAAGGACGATCATAACATGAGCGATAAAGGTGCGAACATCAACCCTGACCTTGATGTTCACAAGCCAGGCAGTCCCGTAAATGTAGACGTACCGAAGGATGTTAACGTGGACGTAGACGCTACTCGTCAGAAGAAAACGTGTGCTTTCCACACGGAGATGGTTTGGGAAGAAGGCGACCCAGAGGAACTCAACCACCAAACCCCAACGCCATTCATTCCCTGCGAAATCATTGACTACGTGGCGCCTAAAGACGACGCCGAAGAAGAACTGCTCGCCAAATCTGCTAAGAAGTAATGCCGTTCAAATCTGAGAACCAGCGGCGGTTCATGTGGGCAAATCATCCTGACATAGCGCACGCCTGGGCACACGGACGCCACAGCAAGAAACGTCCACCGCACCGGATGCCGAAACGAAAGTCGAAGCGTGGCTGACGAGACAATCCACGGGCTGCCACCAGGCACAACGCTTATCGGTACAGAAGAAGTACCTATATGGCAGACGGGCGCCACAGTAAAATCAACTGTGAACGCGCTAGCCGCTTTAGCGGTTGGTAGTATGAGGTTCGTCCAGTCGGCGGCGTCAACAACATGGACTATTAACCATTCGCTCGGATTCTATCCTAACGTGACAGCAGTAGACTCCACGGGGCGAATCATATTCCCAGAAGTTAAATATAATAGTATCAGCCAAGTTGTGTTGACGTTCATCCCGCAGGTTGCTGGCGAAGCGTACCTTTCCTAAAGGATAACCATGCCGAGTTTCTATGGCGCAATTAACTTGCAGAAAAACGAACTGCAAAATGCTGTCGTACAAAACTTGGGGTCTGCTCCTGGCACACCGTCGAAAGGCCAAATCTACTTCGATTCTGGCGCGAATATCCTCTACTATTATAACGGTAGCGCATGGGTAGCAACATCTGGAACGGCTCTCACACCCGCGACGACGGTAACAACTCAAGCGGTAGGTGACGCGGCAGTAGTCGGCACGTCCACTAACTACGCGCGGGAGGACCATAAGCACGGTAGGGAAGCGTTCGCGGCGCCGACAGCAGAAATAACGTTCGGTACAGGAAGTTCGGCAGGGACAGCTCTCACAGTCCCACACTCAGATCACACGCATGGCAACCCGGTTCACGACGCGGCTGCTCATTCGGCGATTCCGATCAGCGCCCTCTCCTTAGCGGGTGGGCCGATCAACATGAACGGCTATGGGATAAACAACGTTGGTGCTCCGGTTGGTAACAGTGACGCTGCGAACAAGAACTATGTAGACAACTCTATCGCGGGCCTATCGTGGAAGCGGAACGTCCAAGCAGCCACGACCGCTAACATCGCGTTGACAGGCAATCAGGCAATCGATGGCTACACCACGTTCACGGGCGATCGAGTGCTGGTCAAGAACCAGACAACTGCGGGTCAGAATGGCATCTACACTGCAGCCACCGGCGCATGGGTAAGAGCCACTGATGCCGATGCAGATGTCGAGCTTGTGAATGCAGCGGTCTATGTCTCACAGGGAACAACGCAAGCTGATACCGGATGGGTATGTACGACGAACCTACCGATCACTGTCGGCACAACGGCGTTGACGTGGGTGCAGTTCACGGGTGCAGCGAATATTGTCGGCGGTGCGGGTCTCACCCTCACCGGCAACACACTAGACGTAGTAGCAGCCGACACGTCCCTCACGATCAACGCCGACAACATGTTAGTGAACACGGCGGTCATAACCCCAACTGCGCGCCTTATCAACACAACAGCCCCACTGACTGGCGGCGGTAACCTTACAGCAGATCGCACGCTCGCAATCACTAACTTTGCGGGGTCAACACCTGGTGCGGTACCAACCTCCCCAGGAGGCACAACCCAGTTTTTGCGCGCGGACGGTACGTGGGCGGCGCCTGCCGGATCGGGTCTCAGTAAATTCGCCGCTACCCTCACCGGCACAGCCTCCCCCGAAACAGTAACTCATAACCTGAACACGCGCGACATTCAACTCACTGTCTACAATGGGGCGTCACCATACACGGCAGTAGAGGTAGATTGGGATGCGGCAACTCTCACAACAGCAACCGTACGCTATAACCCTAACCTGGGTGCAGGCTATCGGGTAGTGGTGGTAGGATAATGGCGCGCACATACGGAATCACGAACGTTGCACCATGGGCGGCGGCACCGACACTACCGGCAACAGGCGACACCTACTACAACACAGCAACAAAACTACTGTACGTTTATGATGGTACCGCGTGGAGTGCGGTAGGCCCGAGCGCAATCCCTGCCGACATAAGCAATGGCTACGTTATCCAACCGTCCACGATGACATTCTCAACTCCTACGGTAGTAACCATTAACGCGGACGTCCGGCCTGTTGTTTCAATCGGTACAGCTATCCGTTACTTCCAGGCGGGTGTATGGACGTGGGGCTACATTTCTAGCATTAGTTACTCGGCGGGCACATCCACAGTAGGCATTATCGGCACGTCCGCAGTTGCGAACTCGGCAATCACCGAATGGGACGTTACGTACGGTTTCCCTGCCGACTTCCCGGCGTTCATTCCGTGGACACCAACGTTTACGGCAGGGTTCTCAACGTCCCCTACTGGCATCGCTGACGGGTTCACAGTAACCGAAGGCTGGTGTTACTATACAATCCGACATTCTACGGCTGGCGTATCTAACGCGGCAACCTACCAGTTCTCTGCCCCATTCACCGCGAAAACGGTGACGAACGGCACATGGTTCGGGTTCGCGTCCGTCTACGACAACAGTACGGTAGCAACAACTCCAGGCGTGATACGAATTATCTCCAATACGTCCACGTTCCTCGCGAACAAAGACACCGACACTTCCACCGACAAATGGACGACGAGCAATAACAAACGCATCACTGGCGGTTTTATCTGGTATCCGATCCGATGATATGGGCACGGTATACGACTTACTTCTCATCGATCCGCATAACTATCTTATCCTCGCTGACGAATCTTCTGACCGACTCATAATAGGTACGGAAACTGTTATAGGCGAACAAGACCAAAGGAACCTGGGTGTCGTGACTGAAGCGTATTTACAAACCCAAACAGTAGACCCTGTGATCGTAACGCCTATCGGCGAGTTTGAGCTTAACTCCGTCGTCCACCTCCCTAACCCAACGTTCGTAGAGCGCATCCTTACGATGGGAGCGAACGCTACGGTAGCTGTACCTGTTGGTGGTACTGTCTGCATTATCACGCCGCCAGCCGGTAACGCATCTGTATTAACGCTTAAAGGTGTAGCGGGCGACACAGGTTTCCTACTATCCTCCACCCAACCTTCTGTTATTGCGCTAGGCACCGCCCAAAACACCATCCTGCTAGACGTCTCGCCCGCACAAGTAATAACGTTCACGTTCCTGTAGGAACTATCATGCCTCTTGCGCTCCACGCAGATAATGACCTGGAACTCATCAACCGTCTACGCCAAGTTTTCATTCGTGCTAGGGACACGCGCCGCGCGCGCCACGACCAATGGAATCGTAACTGGCGCCTAATCCACAACCGCTTCAATACGACCGGCATTCAGAACTGGCAGCCGTCCCCACGCTCATCCGAAATCTACCCTACGGTCAGCGCTATCGTCGCATGGATGATGGATAACAATATTGCTATTGACTGTATCCCTAGCGCAGACCCGCACGGTGACTACTACAACGCCCAATGTAAACTCGCTAACGATCTTGGTGCGGTTCTTTACACGAATTGGGTTGTGGAAGATTATGCGTCCCAAGTGAAGATGGCGTTGTGGGATGGCGCCATTTACGGTGTCGGTATCCTGAAGTCTGTGTGGGATCAGGAACGTTCTGGCGGTTACGGTAACGCAATGCTGGTGCGGGTAGACCCCTGGTCGTTCTACGTAGACCCGCAAGCAACCAACCTAGAAGATATGCAATATTGCGTAGAAGCAAGAAGGATGACGTTAGATGAGATCGAACGCCGCTACCCTATATCCCGTATGGCTTTGGAAGCGCGCGGTACAGGCGCCGACGTCCAAATCGACGAACGCCCGCAAATGCACCAAGATCAGTCTCGTATGCCGATGGCAAACGCGGGCCAAATCCCATCCTCAGGTACTTTATCGTCCCCCGGTTCGTCGACGGTCGGGCGGTATGGTAGACCCACGAGTCCTAAAGGTACTGACACCGAACGAACAATAGTGGTATACGAATACTGGCTGCGAGAGAACGAAATCTGGTATGACGATTTCTCTGACATTCCTGCCGCGTCCCGCCCAGAAGAAGAAAAGCATGTTACGAGCAGGTGGCGTGTTGTGGTCATGGCTAAAGGCGAAATCCTCATGGACGAATGGGCAGACGACCTTTGGTCCCACGGCAAACATCCATACGAACGTTATATTTTCGATGACGTCGGGGAGTTCTACGGTGTCAGTCTCGTCGACCATCTCGCCTACCCCCAAATCTTCATCAATCGTCTGTTGTCAATGCTCCAACAGAACGCAGAACTGATAGGTAACCCTATTTTCATGGAGCCTGCCAACGCAGGTACGTCCCGTGTCCCAATCATTAATCGTCCTGGGACGCGCCTCACGATTAGTGGCGTTGCTGCTATGCAGAACCGTCCTGACTGGTTGCGCCCGCCTGACATGCCGCAATCTATCCTAGACCTCGTTCAATTCTGGATTCAGCGAATCGAGAACACAAGTGGACTTAGCGCGATCACCAAGGGAGCGACGCCTAACCAGCGCAACGCAGAAGGAGTCATCAACAGCATACAGGAAGCGGCTTTTGTTAGAATCAGAGCGTCTCTTAGCAACCTCGAAGCAGCTCTTGAAGCAAGTGGAAGTAAGCTCTGCGACCTTATCATCGACAATTACGACCAAACACGAGTGATGGCAATTGTTGGCCCAGACGGACAACAAACGGCAGGTATCTTCTTCCGTAACCATTGGATGATCCCAGGCAGGGAAGGCGAAACGCCGCTTAAATACGTCCTCCAAATACGAGCTGGATCAACAACCCCTACGTCTCGCCAATCTCGAGTTGCGGAGTCCGATAAGCTGTTCGCGATGGGTGTGATTGACGACCAAGCGGTTCTAGAAGCTCACCAGTATCCCCATATCCAAGAGCTACTCTCGCGCCTATACGAGAAGCGTCAGAAGGGTCTCATTGGTGGCGGCCCAGGTATGCGCCAACGTTCGCAGCGACAACGCTGATATTACATTTGACGGTCGTGTGGCCGTCGTGGGAGGATCAACGCAATGTCAACTTCGTATCCGAAACCCGAAGGCTGGAAAGGCGGACCGGACGGCCGGATCATGCGCCAAGGTTCCGCAGGCCACCTTGGATGGAACCCATACGTAAGCGACGATCAAGACGACGCTTTGGGTGATCGAAGAAACTGTCACGACGCCGATTATTTCGAGGGCGTCGCATTCGGAGACGCGTAGACGGTGATGACCGTTATCCGCGTCCGTCCCGAGAGGGGGTGTTAGGTATGGCGCGTCGGCGCGGTCGTCACGGACGGCGTAAGTAACAACCAGGCGGGGCGTAGCTGGCCCACCACGCAACTCGCGTCCCGCCGAAAAGAGAAAGGATTACTATGCCGCCTAGTCTACCCATGAAAGTCGGATTGGCGAGCGGGCGATCTAAGCGAAAGTCGTCCCGCAAATCAAAGAGGTATTAGATGCGCACTCGTCATGTTCGTTCCGGTAAACGCGTTAGCGTAGGCCGTAACCTGCACCGTGGAGGTAGAAAGTAATGCCCGCACAAGGCAACTTCAAGAAGGGCACTAACCAGTTCATGCGCCAAGGACACACGACGTCTAACGCGTACGGCCAGGACATTAACGCGACGGCGTCAGGCCAGGCGGGTGAAGCCGCGAAGGAAGTTAAGCCGTAATGGCTACACCACGCCAGGACATAGCCGCGCTAGCAGGTAGCGTCCGAAACACGTCACGTCTCGCTGGTCAGTTCGGTAATCTCCGCAACCAAATGCAGCGTAGTGGTGGTGGCAGGGCAACGTTTGGCGGTAACCCTCCGCGGAACCCGTCTACCCCAATCCGTGGCGTTATGCGCTCAATGAAGCGCTCAATGAAGCGCGGTATGGGGCGTGGTGGGCATCGCATGTCGGGTCGTAGGACGTGGAGATACTAGATGCCTGCTGGTCCGCAGGGTGGTGGCCCTCCGTCAATGCTCCAAGGTTTGCAAGGCGTCCTTGGCGAACTTGGGTCAATGATGGCTGCCCCTGACGCGGACCCACGATTCCTAGTACAACTACAAATGGTAATCACAGGGAAGATACGTCAAGGAACGCAGCAAGCGATCGGTGGAGGGCGTCCTGGTATGGGTGGTCCTGGTATGCCACCACAACAGATAGGCCCCGGCGGTGGCGGCGGAATGTCAGGTTTCGGGGGTGCGGCACCAGCAATGGCAGGCGCGGGCGGTCCCGGCGGCCCTCCTGGCGGCGCGGGACAACCTATGGGGGCCGGCGCGGGACAACCTGGCGGGGCGCCCAACCCTGACGAGCTACGACGCGTCTTAGGCGCACAAGGAGTAACACAATAATGCCTGACGAATTTGAGCTGGACGAAGAATTTAAGGCGTTTGTTGAGGAACGTTTAGGTCCGTTCGATCAGGACGAAACCCCTCCCGCCGAGCCTACAGAATCCCCTGAGCCTGACGAAGAAGAAGTCCCGGTACCGGACACCGACGAACCTGACGAATCCTCTGAGGAGGAAGAAGAACAGCCCTTAGAGGAACCTGGTGAGCCCGGTGAGCCTGCCTCCGTCCATCTTGCTCCCGGCGTCGACGTCCCACCCGAAGTTGCGCTCTCCTACGCACAATTCGACGCTCTCCTAAAGAACGACCCTGAGCTATTCCGACTCATTAACGAGACTGTGCAGGGACGCGTCGCGGGCGTCCAACCCCAAACCACCCAGGCGCCCGCGCCGTCCCTACCTACTCTCCCAGACCTTACCGAAGATGACCTCGTTGACGAAAACACGCGTGCCCTCTACGAGTACGCCAAATCCCAACAGCAACATATCACTAATCTAGACGCGCGCCTAAAGCAAGTCTCTGACATTACTATCAATCGCGAGCAAGAAGAACTCCAGTCGCTAATCCGGTCTACTCGCTCAAAGTTCCAAACAGACCACGATCTAACAGGCGTCCAAATGGATCAAGTCCAGGCAGTAGCGGAACGACTAAACGTTATTCCTTCGCTAATGCGTGGAATCGACCCAATTACTGGTACAGCATCTCCTCGCGACCGAACGGTTGCTCTTAATCGCGCCCTCGACATTGCGTACAACTTCATTCCTGAATTTCGAGACAAAGCAATTAACGAAGCTGTATCCCAACGGGCGAAGTCAACCCGGCGTAAACAGCGCTTGGCTGGCATCTCTGGTACGGGCGGTTCGATGCCTAAAAACGAGCCTGTCCCTACGGACGAACGTTCGCGCCGTGCAGCAATGATTAGGGAAGTAGCAGAAGCGATGGGCGAACATCGCCCCGAATAGCGAAAGGGTAATAGATGGCTACGCCCATCGGTACCAACGAAATCAACTCTATCAGCCGTCGGTACATCATGCCGACCCTCGTAGACAACGTTTACAAATCCAACCTGACGTTCTTCCGGTTGAACGCCCGCAACAAGAAGATACTCCAAGGCGGGTTGCAGATCGAAGTTCCGCTCGTTTACACGCAGTTCGTGAACGGCGGTGCGTACCAAGGTTTTGACCTGCTGGACGTGTCACCTAACGACACGGTGAAGAACGGCGCGTGGGACTGGAAACAAGCGTACGTACCTGTCACTGTTGACGGCCTGACACTGATCCGTGCAGACTCCCCGGAAGCGATCGTCAACTTTCTGTCGTTCTACTTCGAGAACGCGCAAACAGAACTTGCGGACATTCTCGGTAACGGCGTTTGGTCTACTGGTACGAACACGAAACAAATTGACGGCATTGAAATTGCTGTCGATGACGGTTCTCACGCTTGGGGCGGCGCATCTTTTAACGGTACGCAGGCCGTAACGTACGGTGGTCTTAGTAGATCAGCTAACACGTGGTGGCAGGGTCAGACGTCCAACGAAGGCGCTGTTGCCCTCACCGCCGCTCTCATGCAAACAGCGTTCGGTAACGCGACGATGGGCGCTCGGCACCCAACCATCATTATCACGGACCAGACGCGTTACAACAACTATTGGGCTATCCCGCAGGCGGTACAGGCGTTCCCGGTCCAACCTACAGGCGTCGACGAACTACTTGCCCAAGCAGGATTCACGAACCTCCTATTCAACAATGTCCCTGTTGCAGTAGACCCGCACCTTCCCTCCAACGGAGTTGCGAACAAAGGTGCGTTCTACTTCCTCAACGAGGATTACATGTACTTGTATGTGAATCCTCGAGCCGACTTTACGATGAAGGACTTTAGGGAGCCGATCAACCAGGACGCGATGACGTCCCTCATCTTGTGGGCAGGTAATCTCATCTTCACGAACTGCCAGCGTCAAATCAAACTCTACAACTGCCCGTAAAGGACGGACAATGACCACTAAGCAAGTTTCTCCGCCTGCGCCAGTTTGGGGTTCTCTCAGCGCTGGGCAAGCCGAACAGCAACTCGTCCAATGCGTTAACACGTCCGGCACGACACTTAATCACGGTGATGTTGTCGTTGTTGATACGTCCGCCACTCAAATGCCGGCGGCACCTGCCGGTGTGACAGGGGCAGTTACAACGTCCACTACTGCTGCTGACGTTAAGCTCGTGGGTGTCATCTCTCTCGACGGCACACCTAACACTAACGGCGACACTATCCTCCCCGGCGACACATGCTTCGTTTGCACGTGTGGAGTTGCGCGCGTCAACATTGGTGCGAACGCTGTAGCTGTTGGTGCGGCCCTCTCCACAACGACGACCGCTAAGCAAGCTGGTTCTGTCACGGCCGCCATCAACTCCAACCTTGGTGTTGCGCTCGAAGCCCAAACGGCTAAAGACGTCCTCAACACAATCCGGTGTTTGATTAAGGTAAGCTAATGTCGTGGCAGGATGATTTTGTCCAAGTAGTAAACGGTACAATAGACGCAATCGAATGGGACGGTTATACGTACCAACCTGGACAGAAACGCATGGTTCCGTTCCTCTCAATGGTGAATAGTTACGGTGATCCGCGCTCCAAGATTGGAATGCCGGTCCTGTTTCGTTCGCCGGACGGTTCTACAGGCGTAGTCCAGTCGCGCGAAATCCAACGCATGAAAGTCGCAACTGCGTGGAATGCGGGGTCTGGTGCAGGCTACTCAATCGCCTGGGATGAAATCCCACGACTCCAGTTCTTCGACGTCGACGGCAATCGTATCCACACAGTGTACGACGACCCTAACGGCGAGAAGATCATGCCTGCGGACCTATCCGTTGAACATCAGCGCGATCTAGAACAAGAACTGCAACGTCTCCGCAAGCAAGTAAATGAGCTTGCACGTTTGGCAGGTGTCGATGACAACATTCCCACCGATGAGTCCGCGTCCATCCCCTCCGACATTCCCTCCGACAACTCCGCCTCCAACACGACACAATCACCGTTTTTCCACGCAGAAGATGAAGTAGCGGACAATGGTTAAAACAACTAACACCGCCGCTATCGGAATGATTCCTAGCGGCGCATGTTGGGGATACGCAGAAACCGAAGATCCGTTAGCGCTTACCACCACACACCAATCTCAGGACGCTTGGAGCGCGCCAGACGGTATACTGCAACTTAACCAAATATATGCAGCGTTTACTGGCCCCGCTGCTGGCGGCACGGCTGACATTCCCGGTATGACTATAACGTTCACACCTCGCGCGAATCGCTACTACCGTACGATCGTACGGACGAACGTAGCTAGCTCGGTTATAGGAGACGTTCTTCTTCTAGAAATCACGGACGAAACCAACGTGGTCAAGCTGCTTACACGTTGGTATCTTCCTGTCGCTAACGCTGGCTTCGCGCAAACGGTCATCTACATCGAGCAGTTCTTACCTGGCTCTACACCTACCTCCGCAACACGTAAAGCACGTCTCGCGCACGAATCAGGTGCAGGTGTCATTACTATCCCTTCAACTGCTCTTACGGAAATGATTGTTGAGGACGTAGGTTCCGTGCCGGGCACAACAGGAACGTTCCCCTAGTGTGGCAGAAATACGAACCTACAACCAGCTATCGCTCCAACAGCTATACGAACTTCTCTGCTCGATAACGCATGACCTTGTTGAATTGTACGACTCACAAGGTTTCCTGCAAGCACAAGAGTTAGACCAAAAATATACGACGTGGACAGCCGATGTGGAATCTTCCATACAAGCGAGAGACAGAGCGGCCAGTTACTCCGCTGCTCGGATCACGTCTGAACTCTACAAGGTGGAAGCAAACATTCGCGCGCTAAATCTCGAACGGCAACTCGTCGAACGATTGATTGATCGGCTCGCTAATGGCGCTTCGCTCTAGCGGTCGCCCTACCGCCAAACACCCTCTAGAACATATCGTAATCAACGACTTCCGTTACGGTATAGTTTCTAATATTCGTGCCGGTGCGTCCGGTGGCGGTATATTTGATGCGCCTAAACCTGGGATGGCTCAGGAAGGCACAATCGGTTGTATCGCTAACGAGACAGGGCAGCTAGTCCCTTTACCTATAGGACAGTCTATAGGTACTGTCACCTGTGGCGCGAGCGGCTACACGCCCTCTGGTCCCGTAAACACGTGCGGTGTTGCAACCGCCGGCCCTATCTATCTGTCACCAACACAAACTTACAACGACGACATATTCATTATCACACAGTTCATAGGTACGCATTCCGCCGCTTCCTACGAATACTTCCAAACGTTTGTTGTCAAACCTGATGGGTCAAATGTTACAGCCCAACTGTTCCAAGGGCTTGCGGGAACAACGATTCAGCCGCGTGGCTGCACGTTTGCCCATACGCGTGCCCGAACGTCTAACTTCACTAATCCTGGCAGTCCGTTGATGGCATGGGAAGTGACGTCTGGCCGACCGTTCACTGACGGGTCAATGGGACAATATCTTGCGTGGCCTGACCCTGCTAGCCCCACCGTAGACTTCCCATACGCACAATCCTACACAGTGAATGGTGGTAGCGCAATCTGGGGCGGGCAAATCTTAGCCCACGACGGACGAATCCTACGCCTAGCCGAACAGAGACTAGCGTTCGGTAGTAGCGCCTGGTTTGAGACTAACGAGCTGGTGCGCTACACAGACCCGCCCAACAGTCTAGACCTATCTACTAACGCCACAGATTCGGTTCTTGATCCGCAAATACCTGGCGGGTATGGTTCGTGGGGTTCCATTACCTTCGGCGAACTACTCCTCGTGAAACGTTCTGGTGGCGCGCTTCTCATAATGGGCGATGTGTACGCCCCTCAGATAACACGCCTAGAAGGTATAGCTTCTGTTGGCGATATGATGAATAAGGCGACGTCCTGTCCAGACGGCATGATCTACTGTGTCGAGAACGATGGTGCGTACATGTGGGCAGGGGGCGCCACGTCCCAGAAGATCAACACAATCAATGACCAGTTCCACACTATGGACGTTCTCATGCAGTTCGGTCGTAAATGCGACCATACGTTATGGAACAATTGGGTGGTGTTCAGTAACGGCTGGCTGTACGACTCTGTAAACAATTCGTGGTGGCAGCTACTCGACAACCTGTTTACTGGAACGGCCTCACGGCGAATACAGTGGCTTGCGGCAGGTAAAGGCTCCGCACAATACTTGTGGTGTGTTGGCGGCTCCGGCAAGAACTCCAACTCTGACCCCAACATAGAATATGTACGCTACGATCGTTCTACCCAAGGCCAATCCTACACGTGGATCAGTCAGCCTCTCCCCGTCTCCCTCATGCAAACAATAGACGTCCACGAGATAGAAATAGGGATAACTAACGTTTCTCCCAATACGCAACTCCTAATCCAGCTAGACACTATCGACGGGACTACGTCCTCGTCCGAACCAGTAATTATCCATAATGGAAGTTCCCGACCTATACGCGTGCGTCTCCCTATCGGTATACGAGGCAACTCTATTACGGTAACGTACTCGGTTTCTGGACCTGGGCCTGCCCCAACAACGAACGAAATAATAGTAGGGTATATGGAAGCTGGACCGTACGGACAGGCACCCGGACAGGAACCATAATGGCTCCTCCCCGCCGCCACTACGATGTTAAACGCCCTCTCCCCAAATCAGATATTCATAGCGCCAACGACCAAACGCACAACATCACCAATCTTGCTGCGACGCCTGTATGTGTTACGGCGACAGGAACATGCTCCCCTCTAAATAACGGTTCTCCTGGCCCGATCACATACATAACGTGGTCCGCTCCCACTAACGTAATCTTCGACGTCAACACGTTTGTCTACAAGCCTCCCACACAAAATCTACGCATTCCTGTGGACGGCTTCTACGACTTTTGGTTTATGTTGTCGTTGGGGTCAGGAGCGTCCGGCGGGTTTGCTCTACATTCTGTTCTAGAAACTGCTAACACGTCTGATACGGGGTTCGCGTCTCCTGTTTGGTCTACCACTATTAACGGACCGTCTATATACTTGCGAGGCAGCATAGATGTTCCGTCTGGGCAACGCACCTGGCAGATTTTATATCGTGGGTGCGAACTTCATGCGAATGATCTTGCTCGTATTGGCATCAACATGTATGATGAGCCGGGAGGCGGCACGGTTGCTGACATTACAGGCACCACAGTACCTTACAGCGAATTCCGGTTTGTGTACGCGATCCCCAACGACGCGGTGGTTACATAATGGTCACGCTAGCGGATTCGATCACTAACTGCCAATCGCAACTAGACGAACTGAACGTCAACAACAAGTTCTGGTCGCCGAAGGAAATACGCGTCTGGATCAATGACGGTGTGAGAGACGTCGCGCGCCGCGCGGAAGTCCTCCTAGTGTACAACAGTTCTATGACCGCGAACCCCGGCCAGGCGAAATACGGTCTCCCCAACGACGTAATCCGAGTCCACCGTGTAGAATACGTCCCTGGTAACTCCACACAAATCTATCCGGTCATAGGCTCCACGTACGACGAACTGGACCAAATTTGGGGTATTAACCCTACCACACAATCGTCCTACCCTACAGCGTACGCATGTTGGGGTACGCCCGGCAACGTCACAATCCAGTTTTATCCTGTCCCGTCGCAATCCGGCCACTTCAACATTTTCTACTATCGGATGCCGCAAAACATGGATACGGACGGTTCAGACGACGCCCAATCCTTGCAAATACCTTCCGGTTGGGACGACCTAATAGTTCAATACGTGTCAATGCGCGGGCTGATGAAAGCGCGAGACCCCGCCTGGCAGATATACAAAGCAGAATACACAGAAAACATAGAGTATCTAACTGAGGTTACGCGCCAAGCTCACGACAACGGCAGATACGTCCAAACGATGACCAGTTCTGTACCGGGCTGGTTGTACGCATTCACGGATATGTAGGAGGCTGTCATGGTTGCTAACATGACGGCAGACCAACTGAACACGTGGAACTATGACTTCCTACGCTCCCTAGGCGTCTCCAACTATGGTACCCAGGCACGCGACTTAGGGTTCCTAGGCGCATGGGAAAACAGAGAAAATGTAGGTAACTTCGCACAGTTCAATCCTCTGGCAACAACAATGTCTGGGTATGGTGGACATACCATCACTCAGCCTGGTGCTGCCCACGACGTAGGTGTCAAATGGTTCCCGTCTATAGAACAAGGTGCGTCTGCAAACGCGGCAGCGCTAATGGGCAATACCCCAGGCTACGCAGAACTGTTAAACGCGTTCCGAACAGGTACCCTCGACCAGTCTGCATCTTATCAAGGGCTACACTCGTGGTCTGCGGGACCGAACGCTCCAGCAAACCAAGGGTACTGGAGTCTCACAGGTATAGGTTCGACGCCAGGGTCAGGGCAAGGAGGCGGGCCAGCCCCACCGCCGGGTGGCGAAGCTGACAAGGCGGCAGCCGCAGCCGCAGCAGCAGAGAAAATACAGTTACAACGCCAAGTTGACCTCCAAGGACAACTCGCTGCAATTGACGAAGAATTTGCGAGGCGGGAGGCAGGGTTCCAAAGTCAGCTTCTACGCCTTAGTCAACAAGGTCTTGGTATCCAAGAAGGCGCCCTAGACCGGGCAATGAAAGAAGCGCCTCTCCTACAAGAAGATATTAATAAAATATATCAGTTGCAGTATGGCGGTATTAAGCAGTCTGAGGCGGATGTCAACCGGGCGTATAAACAGAACCTAGTTAATCAGATGGCTAGTACAGCAGGTAGTGGTTCGGGGTTCACTAAGGGTACACGTGACGAACGTGCCAACATTATAGCTGACCATGCAAGCTCGATAGCGTCCCTAGAACGGAGCAAAGCGACACTTCAAGCACAACAAAACCAGGAGGCGATTAGCTACCTGGAGAAGATCGCAGCATACCAAGACCAGAAGAAACAGTACGACATTATCAGCCAACGCTACGGCATCCAAGGCCAAGAAATCATGCAGAGGTTGGCGTCGACGCTCCAGCAAACCAAGATCGGTGCTGGTATGAACGTTGCTGATTTGATGACACAAATGGCGCAGACTGATCTGTCTCTTGTTAGCTCCGTCCCTGCCCCGCTCATTACGCCCGGCCTGACACAAAACCCGTACACAGGTGACCCAACAACTGCTGGACAACTTCCGGCTGGCCCCAACTGGAACGCTTACACTCCGATGGGATAGGGAGATAACCGTGGCAAAGCCATACGATCAGAGCGTAACGCCGGCAGAAATGCAACAAATCCTGCCTGGCACGCACATGACGATCGCGCAAGCTGTTGCGGCGCCAAGCCAGGCGGGCGAACCTGGCATTGATACTCTTGGCGTTATGGGACCAGCGGTTGGTCCTCTAGAGTTTGCACCCAACCAGCAAGTCACTGGTACGATCAACGCAACTGGTATTACACCTCAGGGCGGACAACAAATCCCTTGGGATGACTTCAACAAGTATTATAATCCCTCGCAGCAGAAGCAGCTTCTCAAAACTATGGGTCTAACGGACCCTCAGATCACACAGGTTCAGGACGCTCTCCAAAAAACGGAGATGGGGCAATACCAACAGTATATATATGACGGTACGAAATCTATTCCTGAATTGCAGCAAAAGTCTGGTCTTGCGGCAATAATCGGAGGTATTTCCGCTCAGCAGACGCTCACACAAGCGCAACAGCAACAACAGGGCGGCACTTCTCCTGTCTATTCCCAAGCTAACCTTAACGCGTACACGCAAGGTTTCCTTCTCCCGTTCATAGATCATGTTAACGCGCTTGTCAAAGGGGATATGAACGAGTGGGGTAGCGCGATTAATAAGATAATGGCGGGTTCTGGAGTGCCGTCTGGCGTTACGGCTGACCTTAAACCTAGTGCTGGCGAAGCTGCTCTCTACCAAACTCTAGCTCCGCTCATGGCCCAACAGCAATGGACGCAACCATACGTCAATATGATTAATACCATGATGGGGCAGAATACAGCGTACGGTGCGAAACTTGCGGCAGAGACAGCAGCACAACAAGCTTTGCAAGGATATGGTGTAACGCAACCTGGGCCTAACGCGTTCCCCGGTTCGGGAGGCGGCCTTACAGGCGGTATTCAGGGCCTCACTGCTGGCCTCACAAACGTTAATAATCCAGTTAATCAGAACTATTCGCCTGCTACTGTACCTCAACCGTAATGGCGCTTCCCGAGATACAAACTGAGGCTGTGAAATGGCAGAGGCGCCTTGCCATGCTACAAGGCGCGGGTCTAAATCCGGCACCCGCCCTCCAACTTGCGCGCACAGACCTGTCGCGTCTTGCGCAGGGCGGTAGTCCTCTCCCCGAGGGCGAAATAATCTCTATGGTGCATTCCGCGTACACAGGCCAGGTATCTACGCCGCCGTCAAATAAAGGTACGGACTGGAACCCATTTCACGTAATCGGCAACGTCGGCAAAGACGTCACAACAGACGTGCGTTCCTTCATCCCTGGTCTCGTCCACGAAGGTATGGACATAGTAAACCCGCAGAAATGGTCGCAGTTAGGAGAAGGTCTTTCGCACTTCCAAGCTGGTTCCATCTCCGATATGGCGAAAGAAATCCAGGCGTTACCTATCGCCGGCCCGCTTATCCCCGGCCTATTCGCTCTTAGCGCAGGTACGTCCGGCATAACTCAACATCCGCTCAACTTCTTCTTGGATGTTGCGGCCGCAGCATCAGTAGGGTCAAAGCTGGCAACTCTCCCACTGGAGGCAGGTGAGAGCGAAACTATTAACGCACTAAAAGGCGGTCATCCTGTTCAGGCAATAGCGAAAGAAACAGGTCTAGAATCTAGGCTAATGAACGCGCTCGACAAAGCAGGTGCGGCACCACAAATCAAAGAGATAGCGAAACAAGGTCATTATAGTGCGGCAATAGGACTTGGCCTCACGCCTCTCAAAAACTCTCAATGGGCGTACATGCCAGTATGGCGAGCCTACGGTGCGCTCGCCCAACTCACCTCACGAGACCTACGCGACAAGTTCCTGAACCAGTTAGACAAAATCATTCCTCGTAGTCTCTCCGCACAAGAGAAACAACAGATAGCTATAGATGCAGCGACATTCGATAACCGTTACCTATCTCCTGCTGCTGACCCGCCCTTACAACAAATCCAGGCTTCTGGTGGCGATATAGCCAACGCGTTCTCAGGAGTTAGTGGAGATGTTCGTGGCTACACGTATGTAGATCCTGAGGCGCATCTACCTGCCAAAATCTATTGGACTCGCCAAGAAGCGCAACAAGCGGCAGCAGAAAATATTGGCTCGGTTTACGAAATACGAGTTAATCCCAACGACCTAACCATCAACAATAACGGCGAATATGTAGGCCGCAACTATCTAGAAAACAAGTTCTATCCGGCAGACTATGCTCATCGCCTATCTCAGATACGTGACCTTCTCACAAAGTTCGATCCGCGCACAGTGCAGAAGAACCCTGTCCAGTCTGTTGTTTTACCGAACGGTATGGGTGGCACAGAACTGTACGCTCACGACTCTCCCCCCGTAAAAGCGCAAGAGAAAGCTCACGCAAGGCAGGACGCATACGATGTTGCAAATAGGAGGTTACTTCGTGCCCAAGAATCGCTCTCATCGTTCGAGAATAAGGTGGGGAGGATCGCTGCCCAACATAAGGCGGGCCGCGCATCAAGCACCAAGGCCATTTCCTCCGTCCGTCAGCTAAACCGTATGAGAGGGCGCGTCTCTCAATATGCAGAAGCGTCCAAGAAAGCTGCGCGCGCGCTCGAGGACGCCCAAAAGGAATTCATAGACGCTCTCTCCGTCACTCCCTCCCAACGGTGGGAAACCATGATGACGGATATGGTACGCTCCCGTGCGAAAGAGTCAGCTCGGGAACGAATCCTTAAAGACGCAAGAGGGCGCGTCCGAGTGGGGGCAGCAGGTCTTGCGGACGCTCTCAGCCAAGCTCGAGACGAATACATCCAAATAGCAACAAAGATAGACGCTGCTCGCTCCAAAGAAGAACTAGCTAATGTTGTAGGAACTGACACGTTCACAGTAGTCCAGAAGAACGCGCTCGCTGACTGGACACAACTCTACAAGGCGGGTTACGACCCGATCTGGGTCCACCAAATTGACCAAGAATGGTACGAGCGGAAAACGTTTGCAAGCATTCATCCGCTACCATACGAAATGGACCCTAAGAACCGTAACCAAATCTTTGACTTCTCGCCGCACGTCCTCGACATTCATGCCCAGATGACGCATCAAGGCATAGAGTACTTCCAGAACGAAGGTACCAAACAGTTCATTGACTTCCTCGCAAACAAATCAGGTTTGGTGCATAAAGTTTCTGAGGTTACTGCGGATCTAGAAAAGCGGTTCCCAGACCGAGGCCAGTGGGGCGAAATCTCTAAACACCTGCGCACCGACTTCATTAAATGGGATAACCCTCACGACCCTGCGAACGAATACTTTATTCCTAAAGGTGTTAAAGC